GTTGCTCATGATAGATGTCGACTTTTATCTGGACATAAACAAGTATCTTAGTTACGGCCGCCCAATAATCATCTACACCTTCAGCCCCGCAAAAGCTGCTGGTGAGGTGTTGGATGGCCGTTTTATGATAGTTGATGATGAAGTCCATTATTACGTCTCTGGTGCAGCCAAATATCAACATCCCATATGGGATTACACGGGTGACACCGTTACCGCTGAGATGCGAGACGGCACCCTGTGTGTGTTTGATGTCGAGCAGCACATTCTGGAACATGACCCCCATAGGAGGATAGTCTGCCTCACACCGAAGGCCTACATTGACTACCCCTATGCCGCTAGCTTCCACACCGGAGGCTTCAAGAGGAAGAAATTCACAGACAAAGGCATCAACGTCGTCCACGAGGTCATCTCTAATGAGATGTCTGTAGCTGCAAACGGCAGCTTTGAGCAGGTAACCATCAAAGGCACCACCTTTCAAAGTCTCAAAGTGCGTTTGGCGACTGTCTCTAAGCCAAAGATAAGCGACGTTGAACGCCTCTTAAGAGTAGACGGATGCTCCGAGCCAGCCACGACCGCCGCTTTACTGTTCCCCTTGCTCGCAACTGGTGAGTATTCATTCAGTTGTGCTACATCTAAAGTGAAGTTTGAGGGTTTTCAAGCCCTCGGACCTCTAGCAACGGAGGACGGTAAACCTTGCGGTCGACAGATTGCCCCCAGCCTGGTAACCGAACCAGCGATGTTCCCTCACAGCAGTGTGAACAACGATGTGGCATCAGTTATCGGCCGGGTTAAGAATGTGGCAAATGGCAAAATACCTCCCAAGAAATATGATGAGTGGGCCGACCAGTTCGTACGCTTACTCGTGCCACAATCACACATAGGCACCCCCAAGACACATGAAGAAGTCATTGAGATACAATCACGTCCCAGTCAGCGCAATCGTTCCGCTCTGGTTGAACCATCACTGACCACAACATCGTTCAATAGTGTCTCGGCGTTCATGAAGAAGGAGGCTTATGGCTCCACCAACGACCCTCGTAACATCAGTCAGGTAAGTACCACTCATACCATAAATCTGTCCGCATACACGTATGCCTTTAAGGAAGACGTGTTGAAAGACCAACCTTGGTATGGCCCTGGGAAAACGCCCCTCGAAGTTCACGAGAGGTTATCCGAAGTCTGCGAAAATGGTACCGTCTGCCGCGACTACAGCCGCTATGATGGGACCATTAGTGAGTTCTTGCAAACACAAGTTGTTAGGCCAGCTTATCTCCGCTGGTGCGCAGCCGCCTATAGGATACCCCTTAGACAGCTGCTCATTGACGAGGATAAAGCCAGCGCTGTTACTGCCCACGGGATAAAGTATCATCCCCATTATTCACGGAAGAGTGGTTCCCCTCTCACCACTGATGCGAATACTATTATAAATGCATTTAACGCATTCTGCGCGCTTCGTTTGCTTGGTCGTACCGACACACAGGCGTGGAAGGACTTGGGTCTCTATTGTGGAGACGATGGGGTGGATCGTAAG